CTGCGGCTAACGAGAAAGCAAGTAGGAAAGAAGCTGTTAAGACTGCCTCAACAGGCGGTGCAAAAGGAAGTGGTGAAGCAGCAACTCGCAAAGACTATAGACGCTCAGACATTATTAAACTAATGCATACCGACCCTGATAGGTATTTGTCTTTGTCTGACGAGATCATGCAAGCGTACCAAGAGGGGAGAGTCCGAAACTAATCTCTTATAGGAAGTATTATCATGGCTACATCAGTATATCCCAATATGGGCGGAGCAGTAGACAACACTAGCGCAGCTAAGTTTATCCCAGAAATCTGGAGTGACGAAGTAATTGCTGCATACAAGAGCAATCTTGTAATGGCTAACCTCGTTAAGAAAATGAGCATGACTGGTAAGAAAGGTGACACCATTCACGTTCCTAAGCCTACTCGTGGTTCAGCTAACGCTAAAGTTGCAGAGACTGCCGTAACTATCCAGAACTCTGTTGAGTCAGAAGTTCTGATTAACATTAACAAGCACTTTGAATTCTCTCGTCTTATCGAAGACATTACCGAAGTACAGGCTCTCGCTTCATTGCGTCAGTTCTACACTGGTGATGCTGGCTACGGTCTAGCAAAGCAGGTAGACAACGATCTGTTTGCTCTGGCTAAGTCTTTCGGTAACGGTGATGGTTCTAGCTACGTAAACACTGGTTCTTTCCAGATCAACACTACCTCTGGCGCTCTAGAAGCATTTGACGCTGATGGTGCTGCTGACATTGGTGCATTCTCTGACGCGGCCTTCCGTGCGTTGATTCAGAAGATGGACGATGCAGACGTACCTATGGACGGTCGTAGCTTTATTGTACCACCTTCACTGCGTAACGCTATCATGGGTATTGATCGTTACACCTCTACTGACTTTGTTAATGGCAAAGGCGTAGAGACTGGTAAGATTGGTAACTTGTACGGTGTTGACATCTTTGTCTCTACCAACGTACCTGTCATAGACACTACTGGTGGTGCTTCCATCCGTGGCGCACAGTTGATCCACAAGGACACTTCTGTTCTTGCAGAGCAACAAGCTGTACGTTCACAGACTCAGTACAAGCAGGAATTCCTGGGTACTCTCTACACTGCTGACACTCTGTATGGCGTTCAAGTCATGCGTCCAGAAGCAGGCTTCACCCTAGCTGTAGTATAAGCTAACTGGGGGATTCTTCGGAGTCCCCCTTTCTTTTATTTGTTTGTTTTCGTAGAGGTTATTTAGGCTGTTACAGAGTATTTAATAATAGCCACTACTAAAGCAAATAAAGCAACAACCTATCAGGATATAAACATGGCTACAAAAATTGTAACAAAAAACAGTTCTACAGCCTCTGCTGTGCCGACAGCTAGTGATCTTGTGCAAGGTGAACTGGCGGTCAACGTATCTGATAAACGATTATTTACTGAGGACAACGGCGGTAGTATTGTTGAACTTGGTACTAACCCTAGCACCATAGACATTAACGCAGGCACTATTGATGGTGCTGTTATTGGCGGTAATACTCCTGCTGCTATCACAGGCTCTACTGTAACCTCTACAGGTAACATTGTAGTTACAGGCACAGTAGACGGCCGTGACGTAGCCACTGACGGTACTAAGTTAGACGGCATTGAAGCTAGCGCAGATGTAACAGATACTACTAACGTCACCGCCGCAGGCGCGTTAATGGATTCTGAGGTTACTAACCTTGCACAGGTTAAGGCTTTTGATTCTTCAGATTACGCTACCGCTGCTCAGGGTACAACCGCTGATGTGGCACTTCCGCTTGCAGGTGGCGCACTAACAGGCGCTGTAACAACTAACAGCACGTTTGATGGACGAGATGTCGCTACAGATGGTACTAAGTTAGATGGCATAGAAGCCAGTGCTGACGTTACGGACACAACTAATGTAGTAGCTTCCCTTACCGCAGGTTCTAATATTACTATTGCTGCTGACGGTACAATTGCAAGCACTGCTTCAGGTGGCGGTGGTGAAACTTTAGCACAGACTCTTGCGCTTGGTAACACCACTGGTGGCACAGACCTATCTGTATCCAGTGGCGATAACATTGTCATGGCTGCAAGTTCTACAGTAGATGGTCGTGATGTTTCTGTTGACGGAACTAAACTGGACGGCATTGAAGCCAGTGCAGATGTAACAGACGCAACTAATGTAACAGCCGCTGGCGCATTGATGGATAGTGAAGTCACTAACCTAGCACAAGTTAAAGCCTTTGACTCTTCTGACTATGCTACGGCTACTCAGGGAACAACGGCTGACGCTGCGCTTCCTAAAGCTGGTGGTACAGTAACAGGCACTGTAGTCTTTGGGGCGGCTATCACAGAAGACGCAGAGACCCTTACAGGCACATCTACTACTATTGACCTAGCAACTGCAACTAACTTTGTACATGATCTTACAGGCGCTACTACTTACACGTTTAGCAACCCAGCAACCACAGGCAATGCTACAGCCTTTACGCTAAAGATTATTCAAGACTCTACAGCCCGTGCAATTACTTGGCCCGCTAGTGTTGACTGGGCAGGAGGCACAGCACCTACGCTTACAGCAACAAACAACGGTGTAGATGTGTTTGTGTTTTATACTATTGACGGCGGTACAACCTACTACGGCTTCACGGCTGGACAGGCGATGGCATAATGAGTAGCGTAGCTAAAAAAATTATTCAAACGTCTGGTGGGACTGGTGGTAACAATCTTGAATTTATAGGTCAAAAGTGGGGAGCATCTACAGTCACTGTGATTCGTGGCGTTGATTATGAAGACGGCGACCTGTTGTTTAGTTATATGTCCTATTATTCCAACAATGCAATATCTCCCGAGAGTGGATGGACACTTATTAACTCAGGGTTATACTCAAGTTTCCAAAGTTTTGCTTTTAGCCGAATAATAGCTAATGCCTCTGGTTACACGACTAACAACGGCAACAGGGACAACGTAATCGTTGTATTCCGGCCTACTGGATACGACACATTTACAGAAGTAGATGAAGATGAAGGTATAAATGGTGCTACAGCGTCTATCACAATGACGGACACAAACGACAGTCTCTATATGGGCTTTGGGTCAGTGGTTTCTAGCGGCGTTACTACCGTAGTAAAACCTTCGTTTGCAACAGAGGTTGATGTAACGGATTCTAGTGGGGATATAAAATTTTATTGGGCTTATCAGAAAGCCGGCCACGGCAATACAGGAACACAAAATTTGGACGTTTCTGGCGCTTTTGAATTATGCACAGAAATGCAACTTGACTTAACTTAGGAAATTTATATGCACATTAAACTTACAAACGGTACTCCAGCTAAATACACACTGGGGCAACTACGCCGTGATAATTCAGACACATCTTTCCCTAAAATAATTCCTGATGAACTCTTAGCGAGTTACGATGTTTATCCCTACGTCATCCAAGATGTAGAAGTTGACCCAGTAAGTCAGAATAAAGTTGAAGGTCAGTTTGTTCAGGTAGATGGCCAATGGACTTTACCTATGGTTGCAGAAAATAAACCACAGGCTGAAGTTGCCCAACGTGTGCGCTCTATGCGTGACCAGTTTTTAATAGACAGTGACTGGACACAAATGCCTGACAGCCCCTTAGACGACAGCACAAAAACTTCTTGGGCTACATACCGCACAGCACTTCGAGACATCTCAACACAAACAGATTTCCCAACTAACGTAACTTGGCCTACAGCGCCTTAAAGGAAAATACAATGAAATACTTAATAATACTAGCAACAGTAGCTTTTATGGGCTGTAACACATTTAACGGAGCAGTAGATGGCGCACAGGAAATTGTAGGCACTACTGTAGACTCTGCACAGACTATGGTTGTGGACACAGCTAAGGGTGTAGGCTCAGGTTCTGCCACAGCAGTTGAGGGTATTGCTAAAGACATACGCGCTGCATCTGAGTGAATAGGCGGGTTTTTTAATGATTGATCCAGTCACAGCCATCAGCATAGCCACTAACGCATTTGGTACAATCAAACGAATGATAGCGGCTGGTCGTGAAGTAGAGGATACACTAAGACAAATAGGGCGTTGGTATGGCGCTGTAAGTGATTTAAATGAATGTCAACGTAGAGCAGAGAACCCACCATTGTTTAAGAAGATTGTGTCATCACAGTCTGTTGAGCAAGAAGCAATGCAGGTTTATGCTCATCAAAAGAAAGTACAACAACAAGAGAAGGAACTCAGAGAACTCCTGATGTACACCTATGGTAAGTCAGGATACACAGAGTTAGTAGCTTTACGTAGGAAGATTAAAGAACAACGAGAGAAGACTATATACGCACAGGAGCGCAAGCGTAAGGCAGTATTCTGGAACACTATACAGATCGCAGGCATCTTAGCATTAGCCGCTGGTCTTTACTTTACAATCTCTTTGATCATAGGACAGGGAAATGGATGAACCAACTAAAGATATACTAGACGTAGCCGCAGGCTCTACAGCAGTATTAACTATGGCGGCCTGGTTGCCACCAGCAGCATCTTTGCTGACTATTGTGTGGCTAGGTATTAGAATATATGAATCAGATACTGTGCAGAGAATAGTGCACGGTAAGAAACAGCTTGACAAACAAGACTAAATAGTGTATAATATATGAGTATTTTAACTACTTTAATATCTCCTCTAGCTGGTTTAGCAAAGAATTATTTATCTAACAAAGCTGAACAATCTAAAGCAAAGCATAAAGCTAAGATGAATGTTATTCAAAATGATGCTGACTGGGAAGCTAAGATGGCTGAGGCTTCTGCGTCAAGCTGGAAAGATGAGTTCTGGACTTTAGTGTTGTCAGTGCCTATCTTCATGGTTGGTTACGCTATTGTTGTTGGTGATATGACAGTAGTTGATAGAGTTCAAGAAGCATTCGTAGCGTTAGGTAGTCTCCCAGAGTGGTATCAATACTTGTTGTTTATAGCCATCAGTGCCAGCTTTGGTATTAAAGGCGTAGACAAACTAATGAACATGAGGAAGTAGGGATGGGCGGTGGAGCGTATAGTACAAACAATCGCGTCAATGCGGCAGTAGCGGCTAAGGCAAATGCTCGTCAGCCTGTTGAAGAAGTTGTTTCTTTAAATAGCCCTTTTGACGAGCAACCAGATGCTTTTGCGTCTACTGTTGCCCCTTCTAACTTTACTATTTCTCCTAAACTAACTGAGTCTACTATGTATGGTACTCAGCACAGATTTCAACCCAAGACTCCAGAGTTATTGGAAGCAGAGTCTTTACTAGCTAATCTTGACGTTGATGCCTTGAACAAGTATATGGGAGGTTTTGAAATGAAGCCTCTAGGTTCAGGAATAACGCCAGAGTTGTTAGAGACTATTGTGCCTACGTTACAGGACAAGTCTTTAACAGAATTAGGTCTTACAAGAGAAGAAATTGATCCTAACGTATTTGAAAGCACAGAATCTTTCCTTGAGTTTGAGAAAAAAGCTACAGAAGAACAACAAGAAATGCAACTTGGTAACTTACAGTCACTGGCGGCTGAAGACCCTACACAATTTGGTAATACTTGGACTACTTTACAAGATCAAGATCAGTTACGCTATATAGATAAATTAGATGTGAGTAAAGATGATCGCCTAAACTTAATGGCGCAGTCTCTTACTACACATGCTAATAACTTGAACCGAGAAACGGGAGAGCCTATTAGACAGTACGTAGTTGCTAAAGGCAAAGTATGGGATATAGGTGGTTGGGGCAACAAAACTTTCTTTTGGAGAACAGCAGACGTGCCTGGTCAAAAAGCAGGTCAGAGTTTTGACAGCGGTGGTGTGTTGGAGTTTGCTTTAAACAATCCTTTAACTCAGATAGCAGGCATGGTTAATCCTGTTGTAGCATTAGCAACTACAGCCACTAAAGCAGCTACAGGCATGAAAGTATCACCTATGGAAATAGCCAGTGGTCTGTTGACTGGACTAGAGATGGCAGGGGTAGTTAAACCTCCAGCTACTTTTGATAATGGAGAGTATAGTGACGCGCTAGGAGGCGTAGACCCCTTTTCAGCAGACTTAGGCACAGCAGTAGCAGACACAGGAATAGGCTTGTTCGGCTCTTCCTATGCACAAACACAGACAGCCTTGAACGTAGCGGCGGCAGGAGATGCTAAAGGTGCTGCTATTGCTTTGGTAGGTAATGGTTTAATTAAAGACGGTTTAGATATAATAGGTTTAGACCAAGCAGCTATTGAAGGTGCAGGTATCCAGTATGATGACTTCCAAGCTGGTATAGGAAAGACGGTAAAGAAACTAGCGGAAGGCGAAGAGTTGGACGAGGCTCTGGCTCATGGTCTAGGTAAGTACATCAGAGAAGGTGGTACACTAGGTAGCATTGACTTGCCTTCTGTTGATCTTGGTATTGACCTAGGTGGTATAGAAAAACTTGCAGAAGATTTAGTACGTCCTATAGGAGCAATAGCAACAGACCTTGCTCATTTTGTTGAAGACGGCGCACAAGCAATAGGAGAAGCTACTAGACCTATAATTAAGGCTATAGAAGAACCACTGAAACCTGTTGGCGATGTTATTGAAGATGTCGCTCAAGCATCAGGAGATGTTATTGAAGATGTTGGTCAAGCAGTAGGAGATGTTGTTGAAGATGTAGCTAAACCTGTTGGCGATGTTATTGAAGATGTAGCGCAAGGCGCTGGTGATGTGTTGTCAGATTTAGACACCGCAGTTAGACAGGCTTTACCTAATACTTCTATAGACTTACCTAGCGTAGACTTACCTAGCGTAGACTTACCTAACTTAGACTTACCTAACTTAGGACTCAATCCATCATTAGGTTCTACAGGTATGTTGGAGTTGAAATACCCCTCGGCTACACGCACAACAGATGCTTTGTTTGGTGACGAGTTGTTTAAGTTTAAAAATAAAATAGAACCTACAAAAGAGCGTCTAGAATACATAGATTTAAATGAACCAGTAGAGAACTTTTTTGAAGACACAATTAATGAGCGACTACCACGGAGTTACATGTTCTAATGACTTACTTACAATTAGTTAACAGCGTATTACGCAGATTGCGAGAGGACGAAGTAACTACTGTTGCTCAGAACTCCTACTCTAAACTTATAGGTGAGTTTGTTAATGATTCTAAGCGCACCGTAGAAGATGCTTATGACTGGACTGCTCTTCGTACTACCATTACAGTTACTACTTCTGATGCTTCTTATAACTATCCTTTAGTTGGTTCACAAAATAAAACAAAACTGCTGTCTGTTAATAACGACACACAAAAAACTGAGATGCAGTACCGTAGCACTTCTTGGATGAATAATGCTTATTTAATTGCTACACCTCCTACAGGAGTCCCGCAGTTCTACAACTTTAAAGGAGTAGATTCTAACGGAGATACTACTGTTGATGTATATCCTAAACCAAATGGTGTTTATGACTTAGATTTTAATGTTGTTCAACGTACAGTAGACTTTACAGAAGATGCAACATCTTTAGTTATTCCTTCGTCTCCTGTTATTCAACTAGCCACTGCTTTGGGCGCTAGAGAGCGTGGAGAAACTGGTGGTACATCAGCGGCAGAACTGTTTGCACTGGCAGATAATACACTAGCTGATGCTATTGCTATGGACGCTGCTCAACATCCTGAAGAAACTATCTGGTATTCTTAAATGGCACAACAACTACAGAACATTACAGTAGCCGCACCAGGATTTTTTGGTCTTAATACACAGGACTCTCCTATAGGCGGTAATCCTTCGTTTGCGTCTATTGCAGACAACTGTGTTATTGACCAACTAGGCCGTATTGGTGCGCGTCAGGGTTGGGAAACTGTCTCTACTAACGGCTCTTCTGTGCTAGGCACTAGCCGTGGTATTGAAACTGTACATGAGTTTATAGATAACTCTGGTGACAAGGTTGTACTGTCAGCAGGCAACGCTAAAGTATTCAAAGGTACTACAACCTTAACAGACATTACTCCTGGTAGTTACACACCTACAGCTAACAACTGGAAAACAGTATCACTAAACAACCATGTGTATATGTTCCAGAGAGGGCATGAGCCACTGGTAGGCACAGACGAGTCAGGTTCTTTTGTGCTAGAAACTATGTCAGGTCATAGCCATAGTACAGGTGTTGCACCACAAGGCAATGAAGTCCTAGCGGCTTATGGTAAGCTATGGGTAGCAGATGTTACAGGTAACAAGCACACTGTCTACTGGTCTGACACACTCAGCGGTCATGCTTGGACAGGAGGTGCTTCAGGCTCGTTAGACGTTACTCTAGTATGGCCTACAGGCTTTGACGAGATAGTGGCTCTAGCGGCTCACAATGGCTTCCTAATCATCTTTGGTAAGAAGTCTATACTTGTGTACTCAGGTGCATCCTCTCCTGCCTCTATGACGCTTACAGACACCATAGAAGGCGTTGGCTGTATTGCTCGTGACTCAGTACAGCACACAGGGAAAGACATACTGTTTTTGTCAGACGCTGGTGTACGTAGCTTTGGTAGAACTATACAAGAAAAGTCCATGCCTATGCAGGACATTAGTAAGAATGTACGTACTGACTTGATGAACTTGGTAGTTTTACAAACCAATGCTATTAAATCTTTATACAGTTCTGACAATGCTTTTTACCTGTTGACGTTACCAGACAGCAACACTGTGTACTGCTTTGATATGCGAACACCTTTAGAAGACGGCTCTCATCGCGTTACTACGTGGTCTAGTCTAGAACCACTGTCGTTTGCTGTGCTAGAAGATGGTGAAATATACATTGGTATTTCTTCAGGTATTGTTGAGTACAAAGGGTACTTTGACGGTACAGAAAAATACGAAATGCGTTACTTCAGTAATCCTCTTGATTTTCAAAATACTTCTAATCTAAAGTTTTTAAAAAAGTTTAACTTAACTATCATTGGTGGTCAGAACACACCCACTGTTTTAAACTGGGGCTATGACTACACACAAAGCTACACTAAACAAGCGTTTATATTTGGCTCTAGCAACATTGGAGAGTATGGTGTTTCTGAGTATAACACTGCAGCAGAGTACACCTCTTCTATTTTAATCAACACACCGAAGGTTAATACCAGCGGTAGTGGTGAGGTAGTGACTATTGGTTTGGAATCTGAAATCAACGGCGCACAATTTTCTATTCAACGTATTGACATCCACGCTCTATTAGGGAGACTTATCTAATGTCTGATTATACAAAGACAACTAACTTTGCTACAAAGGATTCTCTTCCTTCTGGTAATGCTGCTAAGATTGTAAGAGGTACAGAGATTGACACTGAGTTCAATAACATAGCGACAGCGAGTGCTACTAAAGCTAACACTGCTAGCCCTACATTTACTGGTACTGTTACAGCCGCTACCGTAAACGTCACAGGTACACTAACGGCTGACACAATTACTGGAGGGGCGTACTAATGGCTGTTAATATGTTTGCGGGAGGTACTCCTGGTTTTTATAACAATCAAGCTACACAGGCAACTCAATTTCCTTTAAGTACGGGCTTTGACACTACACTGCCTACACAAGCCCCTGTAGTTGCTCCTGTTACTGGAGGACTTACTGGCATACCTTCTGCACCTAGTTCAGTAGGCGCTGGTGAGGTTGCTTTAGGTGGCGCTCTAGGCGGTTTACTGAGTGGTAACTTTGACTTACAGAATATTCTAGGCAGTGCTGGACAGGCTTATCTAGGTCAAGAAGCTATCTCTGCTCCTTACGAGGTAGGTCGTGCTGGTTTAGAGATGGCAGAGCAGGTAGGCACACGCGCCTTAGAAAACACAGCATTTAAACCCTACACTGTAACTAGCAACCTAGCTAAAGTTGGCACAGACCCTGCTGGTGGATTTACTACACAACTAAGCCCAGAGCAACAGGCTCTACAGAATCAAATCATGGGACAAGCTGGCGGGTTCTTTAATCAACTACAGGCTGACCCTGCTTTAGCACAAGCACAGTTGTATGAGAAAATTAGAGCCGTACAACGTCCTGAAGAGGAACGTAATAGGCTAGCATTAGAAGAGCGTATGTTGTCACAAGGACGCTTAGGTCTAGGCTCTGCTGCTTATGGTGGTTCTTCTCCTGAGTTACTGGCTCAAGAGACTGCACGACAAGAAGCTATGGCACGGGCTAACTTAGGTGCGCGTCAGCAGGCATTAGCAGAGCAACAACAGACTGCATCACTTGCTGGTGGACTGTTAAGTTCTGGCTACACGCCTCAGTCTCAAGCGTTGGAGTTGCTTAAAGCTAGTCAAGTCCCTGCTGGGTTTGCTGATGTTGGACGTAGAGAAGGAGCAGGTCGCCAAGCAACGGCTGGATTAGCTGGTATTGAATCTCTGTTGCAAGGCTCTAAAACTGCTGAAGCAAACAGACTTGCCCAGCTACAAAACTTAACAGCATCTTTAGCGGGCAGACAAGACCCCTCAACTGGTGACTTTGCTGGTGGTTTATTAAGTAGTCTTCTTGGTGGAGGCGGGTCTATTCAAGATATGCTAACATTTCCTACAACAGCTACTGACTCTTTCTTAGGCGGTAGTAACTTTTTAAGCAGTATTTTATTGCCTGAAGTAACTAACCCATACGATACAGGTTCTTTGTTTAGTGGTTATGTTCCACCAGCTATTCCTACAAACGCTAGTCAAATAGACTTAGGCAACATACAAGCCCCTGATGACTTTGGTTATCAAATTTAAGGAGACAGAACAATGGCACAACCAACAGATTTAACAGGAATGCTCACAGAAGGCTTGTTTCAACCTACTCAGCAGGCTTTACCGTCTTCTTTAGAGCAGGTTTCAATGAGACTGGCACAGTCAGCAGGTACAGGGCTACGTAGAGGCATAGGCGCTATGACAGGCGCTGATACGCGCACTAACCAAGAAGTGGCCAGAGCATCTATGCAGGGCTTAGATATTAACAACCCAGCACACCAGCCTAAGATTCTTGAGATTGTACGCAAGTATGCTCCAGAAAGAGAAGCTGCTATGGTGGCGCAGTTTGCACAGCAAGGTAGGGTTAGGACTGAGAAGCAGGCAATTACAGATCAACAGAAAGCTGAGAGAAGTTCTTTAGCCGACTTTTTAGAACTAGAGTATGGCGATAAAGGTGGTAGACTACGCCCAGCAGTAATGTCTGGTGCTATTACCGCAGGAAACGTAGACAAGTTTGTTGCGAAAGAGGAAAAAGAAAAAAGAACGCTTAAAAACATTACCTACACAGACACCGCAGGTAATACGCAAACTCAACTGGTACAATTTAACGAACAAGGCGAGGCTTTTAGTGAAACAGGTCAGCCTCTTACACTGCCTGATGACGCTCAACTTACAATCACAGGACGCACAAAAGAAGACGTAGCCTCTGGTGTTTCTGAGTTTACGGATAAAGAATTTAGGGCTGTTCGTGATGATATTATAAATTCTAGAGGTAAATTAAAAGTTTTAGAAGGAATAACTGACGAAAGCATAGACACCTATCTCAGTTTCTTGGGTAAAGCCCTTGCTGGAACAGGAAGAACATTAAGCAGTTTTTCAGGGCTGGGAGGAGACGTTTTAAACGATTTTATTAAGAATAGGACTGGTTTAGATTTACAAGAATTTGCAGGAAAGCAAGGACTTTTGTTTGGAGATTTAGAAAACTACTTCAACCAAAAACGTCACGATATTACAGGCGCTGCCGCTGCTATTTCAGAACTTAGAGAACTCCGTAAAGGAATACTTAGTGCAGAAACATCACCCGCTGTTGCTAAAGCAAAAATTGCTCAGATTCTTCAAAGAGAGCGCGACAGTCAAGAAATGAATTTTACGCTATTAAAGCAAAACGGTTTAGATATTTCAGGTTATTTTAGCAAAGACGCTACGCGACCAATAGCGCCTGTTCAAGACAACTCAAACATGACGGTAACACAGCAAGAATCAAAAGCAACTGTTGATCGCTTATTAGCTGTTGCTAAAGCAGCGCAGGAGTAAATAAATGTCACAAGAATTAAAAGAAGCCTTATCTAATTTTGATGCAGAAACTTTACAGGCTATGTACAGTCAAGAGGATTTGGTTTTAATAGAGAACTTACTAGTACAGCCCGATGCTTTAGCTCAGTCAGAGGCCGTGGATAAGGCTTTAGGCAGGACTTCTCCAAAAGCTCTGCCAGTTGCTGAAGAAATGTCAAAGATAGGACAGGGTGTTTTAGGAGCAGTAGCACCTCTTGTTGGGGGAGTTGAAAAAGGAGTTAAGATAGGACAGACAGGCGGTGCTATTGCAGCGGGTCTCTTAACCAGAACCCCTCAAGGAGTAGAGACAGGAAGGAAAATAGGAGGGGCTATTGGCGGTCTTACTCAATCTGCTCTGAAAGCTGCTACGGGAGGCGCTATTGGCTACGAGGGAGAAAGACAAATAAGAAACGCAGCTAACGATGCAGAACTTAATGCTTCTTTAGCAGGTGCTTTACGAGCAGGCGGTGAAGAGGCTATGTGGGACGTAGCAGGTAACAGCTTAGTAAAGGGAGGCTCTAAACTTTTCAGTCTTATAAAGTTTAAACCAAAAGAAGGTTCTAAGGAACTACAGGAAATACTAGAGAAAGAAGGGTCTACTCTTGCTTTAGATCAAATGGTAGATAACGGAGTAGTTTCTTTCTTAGGTGAGCTTCTACGAGGATCGAAACTATCCGCAGGGCCGTTTGATCGACTTGCCTCAGATCAAGCAAACATCGTTGTTAAATACTATGACGATATTATTGCTGATATGGCAGGAGCTTCCAGAGCATCTTTAGAAAACGCTGGCATGGCTAGATTGATTAGACACGCTCTTAAAGATGGTAAAAGATTGCACGGAGAAGCGTCAGGCGTGATGTTTGACGAGCTTGATAAAGCAGTTCAGTTTGTTGCCAAACAAAAAGGAGCAAAGTCTACAGCAGAGAAAATTCCAGAAGGTTTTGAAGATGTTTTAACTGGCGCAGATTTAATTGCAATAAGGGCTGGACAACCAGCAGGAAAAGTAGCTAAGTTTAAACGTCCTGTTTCTTTAGGCGATGTAAGAAAAGACATGCAGACTATCGTCAAGGAAATGAAAACCAGAGGTACTGTAGACCCTACAGGACAGGGAGTTAAATTACTTAGTGACGTAGGATCAGGAGCAAAAGAACTATCTTTCAGAGACACGCATGAGCTGTTGTCAGAACTTAAAAGACTACAGAGAGATAAAACATTTTCTGGCCCTATTAAGGTTAGACTGCCTGAGATAATAGGACAAGTTCAGAAGTCTTTTGACGATGCTGCTGCTAAGTACCCTGGAAATATAGAGAAGGCATACAAGAGAGCCAGAACTTTTAGTAAAATGGGAGCAAACAGGTTTAATAACAAGTTTGTTAGGTCTATTGTAGAGGCAGAGAATCCTTCTGAGATTGGTCGAATGATTGCTCAGTCAGCCCCAGAAGAAATAATACGATTGAAAAAAGCATTGAGTCTTTCTAAGACAAGACAAGGCGCAGACGGGGTAGAGTTGTGGCCTAAAGTTCAAGGAGGCGTGTTAGAGGTATTGCTTCCTCAGAACATACAGCAATTGAACAGATCAGCGATAAGCCAAAGAAACGTAGACAGGGAGCTTAAATCAAGACTTGTAGCAACTCTAGGTTCAGAAGGTTATAAAAAGTTGGACAAGGGTCTTGTTTTAGTTGAGGAGATTTTAGAGAAGCAAGCCACCAGAGGGAACTTCAACAACAGACTAGCTGGGGTTTTGTTAGCTAGTGGTGCTGGTGGGACTGCGTATGCTACTACAGATTCTCTTCCAGGAGCTATTACGTCTTTTATATTAGCTCCTAAATTGTTAGCAAGGGCGATGACTAATCCTAAATATATAACAGCTTTGACAAACGTCAATAAAACTCCTCAAGTAAACAAGAAAGCGTATGGGGTTGCTTTAGCTAAGTTGTTAGCTATTCAAGATGACATCAGCAGAGAGGTAGAGAAGCAAGAACAAGAGCAGTAACAAAAAAGCCCTGTGCAGTCATCTACACAGGGCTTTTTAGTACCTACAATCTACACTATCTCACACGCACCTCCTACACATGCTAATTCCTGGCTACCTGTGGTGTTGTCTTCTTCTTCAAACTCACCCAGCCCTTCCCAGTTCACATCAGGTACAGTAGATAGTAACTCTTTGTACTTGGCTTCATCAATCTCTTCATACGGAGCTTGCTGATATACATGATCGCTATACGGCAACAAACTAATACCACTACACAGATCAAAGTTATCCCATATCCATTGCGCTATCTGCAAGAATTCACTGTCTGTATAATAAACTGTGATACTTGGTTTATGTTCGCACCAATGGTTCTGGTATGCTTTCCAAAGTTCTAGCTGTTGCATTGCACCTACTTCACTGACAGTCACAGACTTCTTAGGTGCTTTCACAGGGAAGCTAAACACAGATGATGTGGGTGACATAACGTCCTGCTCTACTGGGAATCCTTTTGACTCCATGAAGACTGCAAGTGGATCTTTCTTGTCCGAACGTACTCTCCGAATGTAATGCTTAGAAAACCTAGGATGTATGCCGGAAGCAGAGTCAACAAGCTGAGAAACAGTACCGCTTGGCTTAACGCATGTAATAGCCGCAGACTGATTAATACCAAGTTTCTCCGACCACTTCTTGTTCGTTGCCACACAGACATCTCGTACTTCCTCTAACCACTTGCTCAAGTCTTTAGACTCGCCCTTGCTCAACAGATAGTGATCCATAATACCTGTCATACTAACGCCCAGTAGTGCCTCTTCCTCAGTGTTACGCTTCCAGCAGTTACGTAGGTAACGGAAGTCAGTCAAGGTAGCCTGTAGTGTTCCAATGATAGAGGCTATCTCTGCCTTCTCTTTAAGCGTATCTAGTGTGTCGTTCTCACGTACAACAATCTCTGACAGGTTACAGAACTGATTACTACGTAGTATAATCTCAGAGCATGGGTTAGTCCCAAAGTCCTGCTCAGGGTCACGCCTACCGTTGCGTCCTGCAATCTTCTGTGCTGCTACACGGCTAAAGATACCACGCTCACCAGCCTTGCTCTCGTACATTGTCTGCATCTCTGACAGGAAAGACTCGAAGTCAGGCTTCTCTGTGTACGCTACGCTGTTGTTAGCAAGCCTACGATGCCCTTCGTTGCGCCACCAGTCACCAGCCTTGGCTCTAGCCATACGTTGATCTGACAGGTTAGACAGGCTAATCAGGGCTGATCTACGCACACCACCGACTACTACAATGTCAGCAATCTTACAGACAACATCATGGCACTCTATGCTAGTTAGTTGTCTTCCCTTGGCTTTCTGAAACACCTCTACACAGAAGTTAAACAGATCAATCAATGGCTCTGGCCCTGACGCTCTACCACCAAAGGTTTTTAGTCTAGCACCTGATGGACGTATTCTGCTTATGTCCCACTGAGGTATCTTACCAGCGTACAGCATAGCGATTAACTCACGGAATGCTGATGCCCATCCAATCTTACTATCACTAACAACAATAACACTGTCTGTCTTGTGGAAAGACTCTGCAATTGTAGGCAACTTGTTAATGAAGTTACGCTCTACACTGAACCCTACACCTGTACCACACATCAAGACATACATCAGTTCGTCAAAGCTACGGGGTGAGTCAATGGCTAGGTAGCTACAGTTGAACCCAGCTACGTTGTCTTTGTTTAGTGCTTCACCCGCTGTCATCATACAACGCATACTAGGCATTACTTCTAGGTTATGTATAGCATGCCACATCTTATCGCTAGTCTTATTATCTAGCTGTCCACGGTCAACCCAGAATCCAACATAACGAGTTACTGTCTCAGCCCAAGTTTCCCTACGCTTCTCCTCTGGTAGCCAACGTGCGTAGCGGCTCTTGTGTATAAACTGTTGATACTGATCCATTATGTGTTCTCCTCTGTTACCATCTTTGTTAGTTTGTTTAAGTACCATCCAGCTTTCTGTAAGTCCTGCACCTGCTTTCCTTTGTAATCATAACGCCACAGGTACTTCATGCAGTTGCCCTTGAGGTAGCCTTTGAATGCCACTGAAGACATGGACTCCTGTATAGCATCAATACACTCTATGCTACCTGTGTTGTAGTGGTCAGGGTTGTTGACTACATCTTCTACTGCTTCTTCCTCTGCCATAGTAGCCCAAGGCTCTAATCCTGTTTTCTCTGCTACTTTTCCGTACTTCTGGGTTGCCTTGTCCCACATACCAGGTGTTGCGTCATTGAGTCTCATGCTTTATCCTCGCCTTGGTATCTTTTTAATAGCCCTGTTGATTTTAGTTCAGTCATATTAAAATTCCTTTGCTAATTCATCTAGTCTATCGTTGATGCGGTCACTGAACTTAGCTACTAAATCTTCTGAGTCTATGTCTAATATCTCTATGATTGTTAGCTCGTCTAGCATCGCTATCTTCTCTAGTAAATCGTAATAGGTGAGAGCCATTTCAGTCTCCGTACTTCTCTCGTAAATAGTTTATGCTGACTGGGAGTTCGTCACAGCCACCGTTAGCTACTTCGTTCAACAGCCAAATACCTGACCAGCTTCCATTAGTTTGTGGTGTTAGGTAGTCTTCATCGTGTTGATAGTAGATTCCTGAGAACAAGCCTATGATGTTTGTACCGTCTGCTTTACGTGCATAGGCAATGTCTCTGTCTTGTACGTGACCCATTATACACGACATGTACTTCTTAGCCAACATTAGTTTAGCACTGCTTACAGGTCTACCCATCACGCCACTGGTGAAGTAGTGGCAGTAGGCTATGTCGTCAATGATGACAGGTTGTAGGAATGGATAAACTTCCCAGCCCATCTCTTCTAGCTGGAAATCCCTGTAGCTGATTAAACCGTCTATCTTTGGATCAGACTCTATAGCACGTTCAATACGGTTCTCGTGGTTGCCTAGAGTGAACACCATGCGTGGTCGCCATTGCTTATCCTTGTTGCGCTTCAGGCGGTTCTGCTCTGCCCTGATAGGCTCTAGGAAGGCTTCCATGCCTGCTATACCAGCGTCAATGTCTTTGGTGTAGCGTCTACCTTCAAAGCTACGCTTACCTACGTCATAGCTGCTTAGACTAGGCATATCCCAGTGATCGCCAATGTGGATGATAACGTCTGGCTTCTTCTCTGCTGCGTACTTACCAGCCCATCGTAAGTGCTTAATAGAATGCTCTGGCTTTACCTGTGTGTCTGGTATTACTAGATGCTTAGTCATTACTGATCTCCGTGATAGCTGGAAGCTCGTGTTCTAAACTCAAAGAAGGAAGAATACTCTGGATAGTCTTCAGCAAACTTTCGAGCATAGTGGCTAATCCAGCCATCGTCTATTTTAAAGCAAGACATCGTGTCAGAAACAGTGGTTTCCCATCTAATCCTATGAAATACATTTTTTGCTGAATATCTTTTTCTTTTCTTCGCAACTTGAAGAGTGAATTCTACAAACATTCTGTATATTTCAGGATGCGCGTTGTCGTAGCTTATGAAATTATCTTTAGTCCACTTACCGTTCATTTCTTTCGCCTCTTGCGTTCTGCATTAGTCTTAGCAGTGTGACACTTGTGGCACAGTACTTGATACCCTTCAGCTTCGATGAACATTCTGTCTATGTAGGTGTTCCAATCTATAAAGCCTACTGCTGGGTCTACTACTGGATCTATGTGGTCTACTGCTGCGTTGTTACGTCTACGCTTCTTTCCTTCTAGCGGTGGTAGGGTAGCTGAAGAGCCTTTGCCACACTTGGCACACTTATACAACCCTCTGGCTACCCTAGCCGCTGATTTAACATCGTGTTTAACACCCCATTTAGCATGTGCCTGTCGGAGTGCAGAAACGATAAAGGAACGAAACCGTGCTTCTGTCCATCTTCCGTTATTCCGTGGTTTCATTGAAGCTCCATATCTCACCTTCGTACCTACGCAACCAGAGCATCCTACCATTCTCTATCACTCTGTCTTCGTCACCTTCGTACATCTCTACACACTTGTCGTAGAGTTCCTGCTCAGTAACGCAGTCCTTTAGAATCTTCTCTGACTTCTTCTCGCCAATACCGTGGATGCCTATGATGTTGTCAATTCTGTCACCCATTAGTATCTGGCGGTAGAAAAAGCGTAAGCCTTCCTCTGGCTTAACATAATACTTGCGTTGTTTAACAAAGTTATAGTGCCAACCTGGAATCTGGTCAAAGTCCTTGTCTAAAGAGACCATGATGGCTTTATCACCGTGTGTAGTTCCTGCTATAGCTATGGCATCGTCTGCCTCTTCTCCTTCAGTAACTACAGCAGCCCACTTGTCGATAAGGTGTTGGCGCAGTGCTTGGATGTGTACTGGCTTTTCCTTATCCTTGCGGTTTCCTTTGTACTCAGCAGTGACGGCATATTCCTTGCGGAAGTTTCCTTTGCCGGTGAGATACAGAACATAATAGTCTGTTTCTTTGTCTACGTTGAGTTGCAACAGGATGTCAGAGATAAAGCCGTCAATAGTGCTGACGGCAGTTTTCTCTGATTCGTTGTTACATGACCAACCTATGCGATAGACTAGAATGTCTGCATCAATTAAAATCACAATGCTTCGTCCAGAGCCACTTCAGTTACTTCAGCACCACCGTTATAGGCAATGAGGTCAGTGACTACTAGCTTCATTAGAGAAGGGCTACGGCCAGCTTGACCAGCGGGTGACTTCCAGTCGTAGTAGCCTATCACAGCTTTGGCTTTAGAGCCGTTGCCAATTAGTATACCTTTGATCTCGTTACCGTCAGTGTCATAGGCGCGGATAGGATTGTTAGACTTAGCAGTGATGAAGTCACCTTGTCCGTCCTTGTTACGTACACTGAGTCCCATCATCTCAAGAGCTTCCATAGCCGCTTTAGATAGCTGAGTCAGGTCTACTTGGAACTTACCAGACATGCGGTTAGGCTCGTTCAGGCTTGCCCACATGATGTCTGCATTGATTGTTACTGGTTTTGCTTCTGTCATAATAATTACCTTTTGGTTGTTTTAGATCACAACTGATCTACGATTAGTATAGCACATTAATGTGTTTCTGCCCAGTTATTTCCTATTTTATATTCACCATCGAGAGGGCAACGCAGGTTTAGTTCCGTTCCTGCATCTCTAATGGCTCTTACTGCCGCTTTGCCTACAACACTGGCAAAATTCTCTGGTACTTCTATCTGAAATTCATCGTGTACATTTGCTACAAGTTTGTGTGGTATGTCGTATGTCGATAGACGCTGTATAAGCAACACCAGTGCCTGCTTCATCACAACAGCGCCAGCACCTTGTAGCAGTGTGTTAAGTGCTGCATGTTCGCTTCTGACACGTAATCGTCTGCCGTCTAGGCTAGGTAGCGTACCACCAGCAGAGAACTTAGCTACACGCTCTCGTAACCTAGCTAACGCTGGTGTATTGCGTAGGAACGAGTCAATTAGTTGTTGGCCTTCTTTGTAGCCACCGCCTACTATCTGACCTATCTTAGCCGCACCAGCACCATACAAGAAGGCGTATATGAATGTCTTAGCCTGACTACGGTCAGTAAGCCCTGCCGCTTTCATGTTAGCAGTGTGGATGTCACCACTAAGTATCTCGTTGGTGTAGTTATCATCACGCATGTAGTGTGCGAGCATACGTAGTTCTAAGCCACTGGCATCTATGCCTACTAGTTTGTGACCCTCTGGCACACACCAGAACGATCTACACTCTGTTCCATACGGTGCGCCTACGCTTGGTACTTGAGCCATGTTAGGGCTATGGTGCGTCATACGGCCTGTTACAGCACCGTTGGTAATCACTCTACCGTGAACCCTACCGTCCTTAACAAAGCCCAACCAGGAATCTATTTGTGCTGTACGCTTCTGTAGTAGCAGGTACTCATGGATCATCTTAGCTTCTGGTATGTCGATACCTTCTAAGACTTTCTCATTGACAATTATAGAACCCTTCTCTGTCTTCTGTTTAAACTTCACGCCCACGCCTTGTAGACGCTCTGCTATTTGCTTACGAGAGCCTACGTTAAACTCAGTCACCTTGTCCTTCAGTTGCTTCCCTGTCTTCTCGCTCCAACGCTCCTCCACTATTGGTGGAAACACTTTCTGTAGACTCTCTGTTATCTGTTTCATCTTGTGACACAGGTCTACCCAGAGCAAGGTTGCTTGTTCTACGTCTAGCTGAAATCCGTTCTGTTCCTGTTGAGCCGTAATGATAGCGACCTTCTCTTCTAAATCTACGCATTGTTGTGAAAACTCCTCACGCTT